TGGACCGATAAAGACAACATCGGCACCGTATGTCGCGGGAATGTGGTCGAAGACTGCCCCGACGCTGCCGCTGGTATCTTCCACGAAATCTCGTTCGAAGCGTTGATCGAAAACAACACGGTACGGAACTGTGGCAAAGCGAATTGGGGTTACGGTGCCGGGATTCTCGCATCCATGTCTGACGGTGTGACGGTACGCAACAACGTTATCGACGGATGCGGCCGCGGTATTATCGTCTTATGCCAGAACCGTGGCTACTCGGATCGGCTCGACAGGCCGTATTACGGGCGGAACCTTGTCGCTACCGGCAACCTGATATCGAACTCGGGGCATACCGGCGCGGTCCGGGCCGACGAGGATTTCGGGGACGTGTGGAATGCTGTGTTTGAAGGCAACCACTACACCAATTGTGGAGGGTTTGCTTGGCTAAACCAATGGTTTGATGATTTCGGGCGGTGGCAAAGCTACGGCCACGATTCGGAAGGGTCCTGGCAAATCTAGAAGGAGGGGCGGGGTGTGTGGGGTTCCTATCAGCGCACTCGTTCACCCGCACACTCCGTCCCCCTCTAGCTAAACGATCACTTTGTGTGTTATTGTCGCCGTTAGCGGATCTGCCACTATGTTTGTGAGGTTTCCTTATGGCGACATCGACCCACCCTGAATTGACTGAAGTTCATCTGGTTGTGAAGTATACGGGGGCGCAAACAGCGACGGAGGTTATTGCTGCGCCGGGCGCCGACTACGCGATCGACATCACCTCAATCTACTGGTCGTCTTCGGCGGCGTCTGAGAACACGTTGCATGATGAGGACGACAACCTAATTTTTGGCCAGTACGTCCCCGCGAACGGCGGTAGGGAACACAACCCCGGTAGGGGCGCGGTGCGGGTCGCCGAAAACAAAGCGGTGGAGATCACCACCACCGCTGGCAACACCTACCTCGAGCTGTATTACAAAATACGCACCGTCTAAAAAGGGTGGCCGGGTGGACCCGTTGATGAGTAACACACTGAAAGCCTACGACATGTTGGGGTTAGCTGATGAGGGTAACCCGACGTGTAAAGAGTGGGCGGACGGTATGCGCACCGCGATGTTGTCTAACCGGAATCTGATAACGGATGTGGATTGGCCCGCCGGCGGCAGCCCGCCAGATCTAGCCGACCTTGAGGCTAGGGTGGCGGCGTTAGAGGCTGCCGGGTCCGGGTGGCTGCAACCGACCGGTGGGGACGACACCGCACTTCTTCAAGCCGCCATCGTTGAGGAAGAAGCGAAAGGTTGGGGCGGGGTGTTACGGCTACAAGGCGTGTTTAAGGTGTCGGATACTTTAACGATTCGGCGCTGCCACGTCGACGCGGCCCATGCCCGTTTAGAAACAACCGCCCCAGTCGGAATAATTGTTGACACGTTCCCCGGATCGTACGACCGGTACACATACGGGTCATATCAGTTGGCGTTACCGCGTGTCATCAACGTCGCTAGCGAATATTGGGTCCCGGCGGCGGAAACTGTCGGAATTAAGGTTGTGTCGTCGAACTTTTCGCTGATAACTGTCGACGCGGATAGTTGGGATGTGGCGTTGCTGCTAGCCCCGGAGTCGTCGGGGGTTGCCTATAACACGTTTCACGTTAAACGCCTTACTGGGCGGGTTGCGTGCCGGTTGATGCCGCGACATTCCGGTGATGTGTTCGGGTGGGCGAACCAGAACACGTTTATCGGCGGGTCGTATGCGTGGCTGCGGGACCCGACCGATCGGGAACACGCTATCCATATCGGGTCTGCCCCGGATGTGAAGTCGATTCCGAATAACAACGTGTGGGTGAACCCGTCCGTTGAGGGTTTCGATGTGGCGATAGACTCGGGCGGGTCACATGACGTGTTTATCGCACCGAGGTTAGAAACCGTATCGCCTACGTTCCGTTTCCGCGGCTATGCCCACAACAACATTGTGGTCGGGGGGTATGGCGCACAAAATTGGGATATAGACGAGTCGGCGGTTTTGCCTCAATATCGGGGATTAAACGGGTTCGTGAACGGCTGGACTGTATGACTGATTTAGAAAATATGAGGGTTTGTAATGGGTAGCGGATTTATCACGTTTGACGGAACCGCGGGCAACCACGTAACCACACCGGACCTTAACCTGTTGGATGCTGATACGGCTCATGTGTATCAGTCTAAGGGCGAGTGGAGCGTCGGCACTGTTGTAACAGATGAGCCGTCACAATTCGGTAGTTCGGCCATCGAATACGAATGGCCTGCCTCTGGCCAGAAGTATTGGCAAACCATTACCACATCGCAGGCCGTTACCCCTTCGGCAGATTATGCGGCGTCGGTAACGTTCAAGGTTGCTACGGCAGCGTCCCTTGTCGACGAGCAGGCAAGACTCATTTTGGACTGGCGTGATGTTGGCGATTCCAACCTCAGCTTTTCCTACGGAAGTTTCGTGTCGGTGTCTGACGACGGCTGGGTTACGTTGACCGAAACGGGGACGGCCCCTGTCGGCAGCGACCATTGCCGCCTTATCGTCAATTTCAATGTGGGTACGACGGTGGTGTGCAGCATCGGTTCGGCGTGTCTGCGTGCTGGCTCCGACTCTTCGTTTGTGCCGTCGTTGCGGATCGTAGCTAACGACACCTACACGAAAGACCCGTCAGGGTTGCCAGCTGCGTTTACGTCCGGGGTTTCGTTGAAGATTGCTGACGGGTTTACGGGGGACGCAAAGTCGGTGGTTTTACAAGATGGGGCGGCCGGGCCAGAGGTCGCTAACTGTGATATGACTGTTCTCACACCGGCGGAAATCGCCGCCGCTGAGTTTGTATCTACCGACGGTCGGACCTATACCATTAACGGGGCGGCCTGGGTTGGTGTCCCGGACGGGTCTCCATCGTTGATGCTGTTAGGAGTCGGATAATGGCCAAAACGTCACTAATCAATTCGCTCCTAAACCGGGCACCAGTCCCGCACACCCACCGCGGCACCTTCGGCAGCAACCAAGCGGGAGACGTACCGGTCGAGAACATTGCTCAGATGCAAAACGTGTCCACAGTGTTCGCCATCATCGACGGAATCGCCTCCGAAGTCGCCGCCTCGGAATGGAAACTCTGGAGAGGCGACACCGTAGACGACCCCGAACGGCAAGAAGTCAAAACACACGCTGCCCTGTCGGTGTGGCGCCGCCCCAACCCCTTCTATACACTCGCCGAGTTCCTAGAAGCCTCCCAGCAACACTACGAACTAACCGGCGAATACTGGTGGGTGCTAGCGTCCGATTCGGAACTCAATGGGCGCAAGATCACGGCGCCGTGGCCGCTCGAGCTGTGGCCGATACGGCCGGACAGGATCAAACCGGTTCCGCACCCCACCAAGTTTATCTCGGGGTTTGTCCACACGTTGGGACGTGAGGAAACACCGCTCACACTTGATCAGGTGATCTTTAACAAACGTCAAAACCCGATGACCCCCTACCGCGGACTATCCCCCCTCGGGTCACTGGTTTATGATTTGGCGGGCGACACCGCCGCGGCGCAGTACAACGCCGTGTTCTTTAAGAACGGGGCGATGCCCGGCGGCATCATCACCGCAGACACCCCACTATCTGACGACGACTTCGATCAGTTGATGCAACGATGGAGGGAACAACACCGCGGCACTAGCAACGCCCACAGGGTCGGCTATTTGGAGAACGCCACCTTTACCCCCGCCTCGTATAGCCGCCGGGATATGGAGTTCGTTGACCTTCGCAACTTCTCTAAAGACACCATCCGGGAAGCCTGGCGATTCCCCAAGAGTATGCTCGGATCAGAGGCCGCGTCGAATCGGGCCACACATGAAGCCGAAAAACAAGTCTTCGCCGACAACATCATCAAACCCCGTCTGCGGCGTATCCGTGACTCGTTGAACACCGACTTCCTACCCAAGTTCCCCGGTGTCGGCAAAGCGTCCACGCGGCGGTTGTGGTTCGACTTCGAAGACCCGTCGCCGGATGACCGCGAGTCGCAGCGTAAGGATGTGGCCGTACATACCCGAGCAGTCGATTTGTATATCAAATGGGGCGCCGATAAGGCGGAAGCGCTCGAGGCGTTCGGGTTGCCGGTGGTCGAGTTTAAGGAACCCGAACCGCCACCGCCGGCTTTGATGGGCGACGACGAAGAACCCGAACAAGAAGAGGGGCAGGAGCCACCAAAGGAAGATGAGCCAGGAGACGACGAATGATTACCAACGGCGCCGCCATGCGGCAAATCCAAGCAACCACCCGCGACTGGTACCGCATCACCAACCGGGCAGACACGGCGCCAGAAGTATTCATCTACGGTGAAATTGGGTGGGACGGTATCACCGCAGACGATCTAGTACGGGATTTGGCTGCGATTGATTCCGACGAGATCACGGTGCGGATCAACAGCCCGGGCGGGTCCGTGTTTGGCGGTATCGCCATCTACAACGCACTACGCACCCATCCCGCCACTGTGAACGTCCTTGTCGATTCGATGGCCGCTTCGATTGCGTCGGTGATAGCGCAGGCCGGCGACACAAGGCGTATGGTGCAGCACTCGCAAATGATGATCCACGAAGCGAACGGGATCGCTATCGGGTCGGGTAAGGAAATCCGCGAGTACGCGTCACTCCTTGACAAACAATCTGACCTGATCGCACGCATATTTGCTGAGCGTTCCGGTAAACCGGAGGCGGTTTTCCGGGCGTTGATGGCAAACGAGACGTTTTTCTCCGCCGAGGAGGCGGTGGAGACGGGTTTAGCCGACGAGGTCATGATTCCTGCACGCCGAGAGCCCGATAATCTGATGGTGACAGACTCAACAACTACTGATAGTGTTGAGGACGAGATTTTGGAAACAGAAGAAGCCGACAAACCAGACGAAGAAGAAGTAGTGAAGCCGACTAGACCCCCAACAGATTTTTCCGACCTCTTCAAATAGGTCGGCACCTCAAAGGAGAATCAATGCCTTTTGCAATTCCTGATTCCCCCGAAGGACTCCAAGAGCTCCTGGCAGACGACGCCAAGCGCACGGAAGTCTTTGCGGACCCGGAATCAACCAAAGACTTCCTGAACAAGTATTCGGCGGCTGTTGACAAGTCCGGCGACATCGCCGCGCAGGTCACCGAATCGGTTCAGGCCACCATCACTGACATGCTCAAGGAGCGTGAGATCGAGGACCGCCCCGATCAGGCACAGATAAACGCTGAGATTGCGGCGTCAATGTCGAAGCCTGGGACGGGTGCGCAGCGTAACGCCGCCTACAACAAGAACGCACCCGGTGCCAAGCTGGACGGTGTGGTTAATTCGCTGGGTGAAATGGCCCGGCTGATTAATCCGAAGATCGGCAAAACCGACGACCAGAAGAAACAGTTCGCAAGGCTCGAAGAGGTACGCAACGCCTACTCGTCTGCCGACCCCGCTAGCGCCGGCTTCCTGATTCCCGAAGCCACTCGCGCCGAGATCCTGCAGCTCGCTCTCGAGCAGTCTGTGGTTCGGTCTAGGGCGACGGTTATCACGATGAACAGCCTTACGCAGAAGATCCCGTTTGTGGACTCCACCTCCCACGCCTCGAGCGTGTATGGCGGGATGGTGTTCTACTGGACCGAAGAGTCCGCGGCGATTACGGCGACCGAAGCCAAGTTTGGCCGGGTCGAACTGTCCGCCAAGAAGCTGACGGGTGGAGCTCGTGTCCCGAATGAGCTGTGGAACGATGCCGCCGCGTTGGGTTCGTGGATGATGCAGGCTATTCCGTCCGGTATCGCCTACTTTGAGGACGATTCGTTCTTTGGCGGTAACGGTGTCGGCCAGCCGCTAGGGTTCAACACGTCCGATAACCCGTCGGTGGTTGCTGTGTCCCGTAACACCGCTTCGACGATTAAGGCTGAGGACATTTTCGCTATGTATGCGAGGATGCTGCCGCAGTCGCTTAATCGTGCAGTGTGGATCGCTAACCCGGAGACGGTGCCGTCACTGCTCGGCTTGCAGACCCGCATCCTGAACGCTGCCGCCAACGACTATGT